TTGTCGTTTAAGTTAAAGGCTGAGTATTCGCGGGCCTTTTCTTTAAAGTCGCTTAGTTCCCAGTCGTCTTTAATATAGAACTTTTTTAAATCTTTGCTAGCACGTACCTTTTGGAATTCTATGTGGTACACTTCCGCAATATTGCCTAGGGCATTCCAAAGCACTTGCAAATAAAATCCGCCATGTAATTCATCGTCCAGGATTGAACGCTTTAAAATTTGGTTCCAAGTTTCGCCTTGGCTATTAGCTTTTTTTTCTATGTCTTCAAAGCCCTTGCCAAAAATATAATTCACTTTGCCTTTTACAATAGCGCCATGCTTTGGACTTTCGCCAAAAAGACTTATTAAATAATTTGAGTAATTATTGCGGTCGCCAAACTCAACGTAATTTTTGCCTTTCTTTTCTTCAAATTTAGGTTGTAATGCTTGGTCAAATTCTACCTTTACTAATTGATATTGTTTATTCACTATTGTAGGTTTTAAATTCGTTATCTTGTTTATTATATTCTACTGGTGCAAATGAAGTTGAATCGTGTAAATACATGAATCCTTGTTCAACTATATTGCCGCTCGAAGCCTCGTTGGTATTACTAGAACTTGCTTGTTCACGTATTCTATAACGCCAAGTCCCGCTTTCTTGGGTATTAAATGTAGCTTGTAAACAAAGTACATCTTGGTACCTAGCATCGGTGCTTATATTGGTCCCCACAAATTTAACTATATTTTCGTTAGCACTGGTAAAAATAAATAAATAATATGGGTTCGTTAATGTTGCCAACTCAAGGCCGGTAAAAATCAAATTGTTATTTTGTCCTTTATAAATATGCAACATAAGGTCTATAAATTTAAAAACCCTACCCACTTATTGTAGGTAGGGCGTAATTAAATAACTGCTTTACTTTTTAAATAATTGGCTAAGATTAACCAGCAGTTTCAAGCGCTAGGCCTACTGCACTAGACACTTGTAAGAAATCGTCCGGCTCTACGCCAGTCAATGTAATACTATATCCGTTACGATCGCCGGCTCCAGTACCACTACCATTCTCGGTAGAAGCTACATAAAGTCCGTTACCTTTACCAAACATACGATAGTTGCCGTCCATGTCTAAAGTAACAATCATTACTTTTGCTTTCGCTAAGGTACGTACTATGTTTGCAGTTGTGCTATCTCTTTTGTTTAAAGGGAAAACCACTTGGTGCGTGTAAAATAATGATCCATTTTCTTCCGAACCAGTAGCGTTTGAATTAGTGTTCGCGGTTGCACGTGGCACCTCAAACTTATAAAAACGTTTACCACTTGCCTTAGTAATTCCGGTAACTAAACCACTTACTTCGGTAACGCCAGAAATATTACCGAACTCGGCAATATATACGGCTTTTAATCCTCCTATATTTTCGCGGCAATCGATTGTATATCCGCTAGTTATTGCACATGGCATAAAAAAAAAGTTTAAAAAAAAGGCGGCGTTTTTTGCACCGCCTTTCTTTGGTTAAATATTAGAACTAGATTGTTGACTTGAACTTAACACAAAATTGTGTGTAAGCTACGTTAACTCCTAATTTGAAAGCTACTCTATAACGAACTTCGTTATTGTCTTTTGAATACCAGATAGTGTAATTATCTTCTTCAGCTTCTAAGTCAAACGCCATTGCGATGTTAGACAAAGTTGTTGCGTAGATATCGCCAGTGCCATTCAATCCGTTTACTGCTACTAACTTAGCGTTAGTTCCAGGAATAACGAACATTCTATCAGCGCTGCCGTCAACTTGGTAGTTGTATAAATTCAATGCTTGGTAAGCTAATACCGCTAAACGATAAGCATCAAAACCAACGAAGATATGTAAATCTTCAGCGTCAACGATTTCAACTGGGATAGCTTTGTATACACCTTGTAAAGCAGATACAATGTTAGTAGAAGTCAAAGTTGAAATAGGCGCACCAGATACATATCCAGATACGTTTGCATCAACTGGGCTACCAGCATCAATCAACTTAATTAAACCATTGAAACGCTTTAAGTTTTCAACCGCTGAATCAGTATCGCCTTGCCAAATTCCTACTTCTAATTGCTTAGCAATAGTCTTGTTTTTTTGTTCAGCAAACTTAGTTTGGAACTCAGCCCATCCAAAATCTTCGTAAGTAGAACCCGCTCTTAAAGCCTCTTGAGAGAAGTAGGCTTCAAAATCTTTAGGGCAAATTGCTTCTTCGATTTTAATTTTACCAACTGTCACTGTCGCTTGACTTAAAGTAGTTGTACCACTTGCGTTCCAACCACAAGCATCAGCTTGGAAGTTAGCGTTTGTAGCAAGTTTTGGAACCGCTACCGCAGATTTAGTCTTAGGTAATAAGATACCACCAGACTTAATTAATTCTTGTGTTTTTGCAGAGAAAACTGCTTCGGTCAATAAAGGTGCAATCTGTTGTTTAGTATATGCACTTATGCCTGAAAATGATAATGCCATTTTTATTAAATTTTAAATTATGAACAAATTGATTTAGAGAAATTTTCAAACTCGGCCTTTGCATCTAATTTTTGATCAGCAAAAGCATTGCTTGTTTTAATGCTTGCATCCGGAGTACCTTGTGGCGCTTCAACTAGCATCTTGCTAATTTGCATAAGACCTTCAATTACTTTGTTTGCTTGCGTTAATTTTGTTTCGTATGCTGCAAACTTTTCTTCGTATGCTGCAAACTTTTCGTTTGTTGCGTTTTCAAAAGCGGCAAACTTTGCGCTCATGTCTTCTACTACTGGTACTTCTACTTCTACTTCCTTACTTGCTGGCTTAATTTCCATAATAGCACCATTGTCGCCTAGTACTATTGTTGTGCCATCTTCTAACTTATGCTCGCCTACTGGCGCTGGCATACCATCAATAGTTACTACACCACCAACCGCCAATTCGGTAACTTGTACCATTGTGCCGTCGGCTAGTTTAGCGTCCATCATTTTAACGGCCATTTCTGGAGTACCAGATACGGGCGCCATTTCCGGTGCCACTGCAAAAGATTGATCTTCTTTTACTAGTTCAACAAAAAATTGTTGTACTTTTTCTAAGATTGTTTGTGCGTCTTTCATACTTCTATATATATTATTTTGATTAAATAGGTACTTTTAATAAATTTGATAACTCTGTTAACTTTTTTTCGGCGTAGGTTAAAGTCTTCTTTTCGGTTGGGTATTCAAAGTAACCTTCTACGCTAAATCCTTTTACTTTGCCTTGTTTAATTAGTTGCCATGCTTGTTCGTTTTCTACGTAAAAGCTACCAAACCATGATCCGTCCTTAGCATCTTCAAAACCGGCCATAGGCGCAATGCCTCGGGCTTTGTCAACTAAGAAACTTTCAAACATTATAAGTCCGTCAAGTTGCATGTCTTGATCGTGCATTAAATTAACATTACCTTGGTAGCCTTTTTTGCTAAACTTAATCGCGATATCTTTTATAGTATCTGCGGTAAAGGTTACAAAATGCTCGCCAAACTTCTTATTGTTTCTATAAATAGGTTTATTTGCTAACATTAACGGACCGCTTATAATGTGTTTGTCTTCGTCTTGTATGGCAAAACTTTGGCCGTAATTTTCTTGGCTAAACGCTACAAAATCGCGTTGTATTGCTGGCTTATCTACAAGTGCTATAAACGATACCTCGGCATCGTCTTGTAGTTCTTCTTGTATTTTAAGTTCGTAAATAGGTAAATCCATATTAATAAATATAAAATTATTGCTTTGTGTACTTTTAATTTATTCGGGCCGCGCGGTTAAGTCTTGCCGTACGTTCTTGGTTATTACTAATGTCGCTTTCTATTACGTATGCTCTACCTCCGCTTCCCCCCATTTGGTTTACTTGCTCTGGGTTTAAAATAGTTGTAGCCGGTTGCGGACTAAGTGGCGCGCTTGCTACTACGCCAGCACCTCCGGTATCGGATCCAGTACTACCAGTAGAAGGTGCCGACTTGCTTTTACCCGCTGAAAGTATTGCCGCAATTTGGGCCGCACCGGCAACGCCGGCACCAACCGCTTGCGCAATAGTGTTAGCCTTAGATATTCCCTTACCAACTATTGCACCAGTTACGGCCGCCTTACCACTAGCAATTTGCGCAGCCGCTAGGCCTTGCATTCCTGGAATAAAAGCGCTTGCAATACCGACACCAATGGTAGCGTTACCGGCGGCAATAGCTTTATTGTACTCGGCTTGTTGTTGCCTACCACTTAATAAAATAGATCCTATACTTGAAGCGGTTGCAATAGCTACTTGCGCAATTCCAAAAGCCTTAGCTAAGTCGCTACCTTCGCCAAGTACATGCGATAAGTTACCAATACTTGACGCAATGTTATTACCTAAAGTAACCCAGCTTTCGCCTATTGCAATATTGGTAGCGAATACAGTTTCTTGTCTTTTTTGT